ATATTCACATCAGCGAGTGAATACATCATTCTCATTGACCAATACGAGCATTGATCACCAACGGCATGAAACGAATCCTGCCGCAGGTTGCAGACAAATGTTGATAGTATCTTCATTACTTTGACCAAATAACGTGCGAAGGTAATGCAGGATCACAGTCAACGTGAATCCATGATTTGTAAATCCCAATCCGATTGAACCCGACCGCCTGAAGTGAGCAGAGAATCCTGTATCCTTCCGTTCCTGACGAATAGCCGATGTCAGCCGCCCAACCTTTCGTATGCGATGAATTAGCCTCACCACCGACCGCCTTGTTATGAGCCGGAGTCCGATAACCTGAATTAATCTTGAAAGGAATTCCGCATAAAGCACGGGCCTTGTCAAGTTTGAGCAAAAAGTCCGGCTGCATTTGTGAACCAGAACCAGGGGAATCTTTCGAATCAAATTCTGCAAGAGTGAAATGTTTCAGTACCATAAGGCAAATTTTAACCTAAAAATTATGTAATCAAAACGCCCTGAAAATCAGAGGGATAAAAAATAATTGAAAAATATTTTACATTTCTTTTCAAATATGTTTGCGGAATTAAAAAGAAGTATTACCTTTGTCTCAACAAACAGCAACAAAAACAAAAAAAGACATGACAACTTCATCTTTCACAGCAAACGAAGCAACTTACACAACGACAACCGTAGAAGTAAGAGGAAATAAATTTTCAATCACAGTTGTAGTAGGAGCGTTTAATTATGTTTCAGTTAGAAAAATAACTAATAATCCTCACGGTATTTGCGGAAAAGATTTCAAGAATTTTGCAGAGGCTACAAGCCACTATAAATCACCAGAAATGAAAATTGCTCTTTTGAAAGTAGAACTTGGGATTCTTTAAAAATCAGAATCAAGCCCTACGGGGCTTTTTTTATGCCCAAAAAAATATTTTAATTATTTTCTTAAATATGTTTGCAGAATTAAAATAAGGTATTACCTTTGTCTCAACGAAAACAAGAAAACAAAAAAAGACATGACAACGCAAATCGAAAACATCTTAGTAAACACAAATGCTTCACTAATTGTAAAAGGCAAAGATTCAATCAAGGCAATGTATGGAAAAAGACACGTTGTAGTTAGCTATGACAAATCACAAGACCTTTTTAATCTTTACGCTTTTAATCTTAGAGGGGTAAACATCTCAAAAGAAGAAAATGTAAAAGGTCTTTTTATCTCTCAAGTAAAAGAAACCATTCTAAATCTAATCTAATAAAAACGGGGCTTCGGCCCCTTAACTTTCAAACAATCAAAAAAAAATAACCATGCAAAATTTCATTCCATTCATCGTAAAAATTAATAGGGCTGATAACACATTGGAAGTTCTAAAATCAGCCGGAGACAAAGCCTTCGGTAATCCAGAAGCCGCAATCAAATACCTCGGTGGTTTGCCTGACGATTGTCAATGCATTTCATCCGGTGACTATCGCCAATTTAAAAAACAAGGATATACTATCACACGAACTGATTTGATCAATGCCTAAAGGAATCCCAAAAGACGGCCCTCGCAAAGCCGGATGCGGTCGAAAGTCTGGAGAGCCAACCACGACAATCGCCTTCCGTGTGCCTCTCATTCATGAAGCCAGATTAAAACTAGCAATTCGAAACATGATTTCAGAACTGAAAAAACAAGACCCTCTTAATTGAGGGTTTTTTATATTTGCAAAAACGATTTCACTATGCCACTCAAAAAAGGAAGTTCAGCTAAGACCATTTCATCCAATATCAAATCAGAGATGAAGTCAGGGAAGCCGCAGAAGCAAGCCGTTGCAATCGCACTTAGCACCGCAGGTAAGGCAAAGAAGCCAAAGGGCAAAAAGAAGATGTAACATGGCTGAAAAAAAGTTTAAAAAAACGATAGGAGACAAGACAGTCAAGTTCGGGGCGAAGGGCTACTCCATCGCACCCGGCACGGCTAAAGGTGACTCCTATTGTGCAAGATCAGCCGGCATAAAGAAGTGCAAGAATCCACCCTGCCCCAACGACCTAAGCCGACAAGCTTGGGGTTGTGAAGGTAAAAAGTCAGTTAAATCAAAGGCAGTTAAATTCAAACGAACGTAAAAAAATGAAACCAGGATTATACGCTAACATCAATGCAAAGAAGAAACGCATTGAAGCCGGATCAGGTGAGAAGATGAACCGTGTTGGTTCTAAGGCCGCACCATCGGCAAAAGACTTCAAAGTGTCTGCAAAGACCGCAAAGAAGCCAAGCAAAAAGAAATAGTCAATTCAAATCATTTACCGTGAAAACGGCACTACTTAAAATGTTAAACTATGCCAGCAGGAAGGCCCACAAGCTATGACCCGAAGTTTTGTGAAATGCTTATTGACCACATGGCGAAAGGATATTCTTTTGAATCATTTGGTTCAGTTACAGATACTTGCAAGGATACTTTGTATGAATGGGTAAAAGTTCATCCAGAATTTTCCGACTCAAGAAAAAAAGCCTTGGATAAAAACAGGTTTTGGTGGGAGACTCAAGCCATTGAAAACATCCTCAATAAGAAGGAAATGACCAGAGATAAAGACGGAAATACCGTTTTGGTCGAAACTTCAATAAATGCCCCTATCTGGATTTTCAACATGAAAAACAGATTTAAGGAAGAATGGAGAGACAAGCAAGAGATCGAAACAACACCGCCAGAACTTACTGTTCGAATAACCGGACCAGAACCACCAGAAGAAAAATAGTTTGTTTGCTAACTTTTCCCCGAAATAAATTAGCAAATGAATTACGAATTCGACCGTAAATGGTGGTTAAAGTGGTATTGGCCCTTTGTTGAAACCCTCTACACGAAGGAAGGCCACTACGGCACAAGGCAATCAGCCAAGAGTCACAACATTGCCAGAAAGCTAATTTATCATTCCTTTCAGCCTTACCAGTTCAATGTGATTCATTCAAGGAAGGTCTATTCGGATATCGAAGGTTCGACCTTTACTCTGCTGACTAACTTGATCTACAAGAACTTTAAGAATGATTTCATCATCCGGAAGAATCACTTTGAAATCATCAACAAGCACACGGGTAATTGGTTCAGAGGATTGGGAATGGATAAGGCCGAAAAAGGGAAAGGCGTGGAAGGGGCTAACATTGCATGGTTAAACGAAGCCAACCAGTTCACCCGTGAAGATGTGGATTACATCGACACAACCCTACGAGGGGAAACGGGAGTTCCCATATCCCTGATCATGGACTGGAATCCTGAATCCATCAATCATTGGCTGAAAAGGGAAGTGGATGAGAACAAGGATAAACCAGATTGCCTATTCCACAAGTCAACCTTCTGGGACAATTACACAATCGACCGGGATGCACTACACGAACGCCTGTTAAGGATCAAAGGTCACGGTCTGGAAGGCGAGAGACGCTATAAGGTTTGGGCCTTGGGTGATTGGGGAGTTGAAGACATTGACTCAACCTTTGCATATTCATTCGAAACCGATAAGCACGTAATAAAGGGCAAGATCAACATCAATCCTCAGTTTGAAATATACCTTTCATTTGACTTTAACGTGACCAATACCTGCGGAGTCTACCAGTTTTTGAAGAACGTGAAAGGCCAAAAGTATTATGCCACGATCAATAAGATTAAAACCTACCGAATCGGGGATCTGAAAATACTTTGTGAAACAATCCGGGCTGAATTCCCAAAAGCAAAGTTTATCATCAACGGGGATGCCTCCGGGCAAAACAAGTCAGCGTTCACCTCGGATAATATCTCAGCCTACACCGCCATTAAATCACATCTGCAATTGAATGATATGCAGATTCAGGTAGCACCTGCGAACCCGTCACACATCCAGTCAAGAGTCATCACTAACATGGTTCTGCAAAGATGTAATGTCAGGATAGCGGAAGAAAATGACCTGCTGATTGAGGATTTAAAGCAAGCACAGGTCGACCGAAAAGGAAGCCTTGACCCGTGGAAGCTGAAAAACCCGAACCTATCGCACAGTCTGGATGAGTTCAGATATTTTGTTTTCACTAATTTTCACGAAATTGCAAACGATTACGAAATTGATTGAACAAAATGAACTGCTGCAATACGTGTTATTCCATCTGTGAGCCTCTGATTTCCTGCTTTGAGGATTTGATTATCTACGTTCCAATTGGATACCTGGAGGACCAGATTAAAGTCAGGATCAAGAACGGACAAGGCCATGTCACATATCAGACCTTGGATGTCCTCGGTGGTACTCACGTTGAGATCAATGTTGAAACGGCAGCAATCCCGGAAGGGTTCTTTTCGTCCTATGGTGGGCCGTATGAAATCCGGTTCTTGAATCCATCCTTGCAGGAATTGAATTTTGTTGCAATTGATGGAAAGATGTATAATTGCATTTCATTCAATATTGCGAACGGATCGACAGACGAAACGGTTGCTTTTGTGAATGCATTTTACAACGAACTGCCGGAAGGTTACTGATATGAGAATAGTAAACGGTCTTAAAGTATTCACCCATGACGAGGCGGTTGATATGCTGAATCAGGATGAACCGAAGCCAGACAACGACACTAAATCAGCGTTTAAAATCCTATTGATTCTTGCAATCGTTGTCATTC